CAGAATATTGACTGGGCGCAGTTGAAAGAGGATGACCCGATAGGTTACATGACACGCAAGGAAGAAATGCGTGACATAGAAACCAGACATCAAAGGGCCGCTCAAGAACAACAGCAGGTTGCTCAACAAAATCAACAGCAATATGCAAGGAGTCATCAGGAACTTTTGGTCAAGGAAATGGAGCTTTTAGGTGAGAAGATACCTGACTGGAAGAACCCAGATAAAAGGGCGAAGTTGAGTGAAGCACTTAAACTATACGCTACTAATGTCGGGTATTCCAAGGAAGATTTGGACACGGTAACGGATCACAGGAGTTTGTTGATACTGAACAAGGCAAGATTGTATGACAAAATCCAGCAGTCCAATCCGAAAAAGATCAAGCAGGTTCCGAGGGTAGTTAAGGGTGGTGATAAAAACACCCAGCCCCGTGATGGGAAAACGGGGAAATTTAAAAACAAAATGAAAGTGGCTAAAGAAAGAGGCGGCAGGACTGAAGATATAGCAGCAGCCGTTTTTGAATTAATGTAATAGCCCCTTTTAAGTTCTTTAAGGAGTAAATAAAATGGCGGTAAAAGCTAGTACTTTTGGTGTTGGTGCAGCAACCAACATCACGGCGGCTCTGGGTGTCAGGGAAGACCTCACAGATGTCATCTATAATATTAGTCCAACGGAAACACCCTTCATGTCAAACATCGGTCGCACTAAATGTACGGCTACGACACATGAATGGCAGACAGATTCGTTGGCTACAGCAGCAGTGAACCAACAACTTGAAGGTGAAGACTACGATTCAGCAGGTCTTGAGGCATCGGTTGTTACTGTAAGACCTACTAATTATACGACAATCAGTGCTAAAACACTGATTATTTCTGGTACGCTCGAATCTGTCTTGAAAGCAGGCAGAAAATCAGAAATCGCATACCAACTGGCGAAAAAGGGCAAGGAAATAAAACGGGACATTGAGTATACTTTGTCCCAGAAGCAGGCACCTGTTGCTCAAGTCAGCACTACATCACGGAAAAGCCGTGCCTTGGAGAGTTGGATTGATACCAATACATCTGAGACTGGTTCCACGCATAGTTCTACCTATGTTGTAACCGATGGTACCCAGCGTGACTTGACGGAAGCACTGGCTAAAGCGGCTATTCAGGCGGCTTGGACTTCTGGTGGTGATCCAGAGATGATGCTTTGTGGGCCTGTTAACAAGCAGAATGTATCCAGCCAGTTCAGCGGTATTGCCACGATGTATCGTGAGCAGTCTGGTGTAGGGCCGGGTACGATTATCGGTGCTGCTGATATTTATGTCAGTGATTTTGGTGAGTTGAAAGTTGTACCTTCACGATTCAGTCGTGACCGTACTATTTCAATTATCCAGAAAGACATGTGGGCGATTGCTTACTTGCGACCGTTTAAGGTTTGGGAATTGGCTAAAACTGGTGATGCCGAGAAGAGATTACTCTTAGCGGAATATACCCTTGAGTCCCGTAACGAAGCAGCTAGTGCTAAAGTTGCTGATCTTAATACAAGTCTCCTGTAATCTAGGGGGTTAAACCAATATCGGGGAGCGTAAGCTCCCCCATAGAGGGAGGAATATATGCAAGAATTTATGTGTAAACATATTTGGGTTATGTGGAGTATTGTTATTGTAGGTGCAGTCTATCATCATTTATTCTAAAGTATGGCGGATGCCAAGATAAGCGAGGACTGGGGTTGTAACATGGTTAAAACCACGGGTTGGTATGATACCAATACCGAGGAGGTGGTCATGTCATCCTATCAGGATATCGCTGAAATAGTGAATAAGAACCATGCTGACCGTAAGGCTTTTGCCATTGATAAGAACAGTGGCGGAAGGTTTGGGGATTTTGCCAAGGTTGCCTCGATTCCGAATGTGATCGTGGATGACCTGATGAGAAGCGGTATATGGTTTGACAGGGTTGCTTTAAAAAAATGGCTGAATGATCCTGATAATCATGTATTCAGAACAATAGATTGTAATTTATAATGGCTATAGACTCCTATACAAAATTAAAAACATCGGTTGCAACTTCCTTGGACAGGGATGACTTGACGGATAATATCCCTGATTTTATCAGCTTGGCGGAAGACAGGATCAACCGTCATATCAGGGTTCGCTCAATGGAACATCGGGCGGAAATGTCTACTGCTTCTGGTCAAGAATATTATGGATTGCCTGATGGTTATATCCAGATGCGGCATATTGCCGTTCAGGGTACCCCCAACAAGGATTTAGAATATCTTACCCCAGAGCGTTTTGATACAGATCTAGTTGGAACAGGAAAACCGAAATATTATACTTTAATTGGTAACGAACTGCGTTTGGGGCCAACACCGGGTGGGGAATACACCGTGGAAATGGTGTTTTACAGGAAGTTCAGTCATTTGTCGGATACCTTGACCAGTAATAAACTGCTGGAAGACCATTCTGATCTCTTGCTTTATGGGTCTTTGCTGGAAGCGGAGCCTTTTGTTAAAAACCCAGAGGCAGCGAAGATGTGGGGGTTGTATTTTAACCAAGCGATTGATGCGATTGCACTGGCTGATGCAAAAGACAGACATTCTGGCGGTGCGTTATCGATCAAGAGTGACCATAGAGGACTGTAATGGCGAGTACAACTTGGACAACTGTTTCACAGGTAACATACTGGAATACGGTCGATGACAACTGGAATACCAACACCGATAACTGGGATGATAACTGGACTAAGTGGAGTGTTGATCTGGGAATGAGTTGGGCAAATATAAGACAAAACTGGAATGTAATACCGGGATTATGGTCTGATTAAAAGGGGATACTATGGCTTTAGAAAGCGTAACGAATATAGACGATTTGAATGCGGCAAATCCCGTTGTTGGCGATCCAGTCAGCGAGGGGGATGACCACATAAGGAACATAAAAACAGCACTCACGACAGACTTCCCGAATATTGGCGGAGTGATGAGTGCGACTCATACCGAATTAAACGCACTTTATGGTGTAACAGCAGGCACAGTTACCGCATCGAAAGGGTTGGTGGTTGACAGTTCAAGCAAGTTAAACACCTTGAATGTCGATAATATTGATTTGGATGGTAATACCATATCAACCACCGATACCAACGGCGATTTGTTACTTGCTCCAAACGGAACGGGTGATGTTGATTTTGATGCCTGTTCCATCATGCTTGATACCACGGAGGGGATAAAAGATGCTGGTGGCGATGAATATGTAATATTTACCGAATCATCCACGCCTGTTAATTATATCGGGATACACAGTGCTGATTCTGGCTCTGGTTCTGCGGTAGCGGCTGAAGGCAGTGACTCTAATATCAACCTGAATTTAATACCAAAAGGTAGTGGTAAGGTAGATGTTCAAGGTGGTTTTATGACCTCCGAAACCGCTACTTTGAGTGGTGCAGGAGCAATCCCAATAACGGGATCAATCGCAGAATGGACTACGACAAGTACCGATGCAGGAACCTTGGCGGATGGCGTGGAAGGACAGCATTTATTCATCATTCTTAAAGTAGATGGTGGTGTTGGCACATTAACCCCAAGTAATGCTGGCGGTTATACAACTATAGCTTTTAGCGATCCGGGAGACAGTGTGCATCTGCTTTTTACAAATGGTAACTGGTACATAGTCGGTCAAGGTGGACTCACAACTGGCCCATTATCTGCATAAAATAGGAGAATAATTATGGCTTTTGTTGGCCCTTTTCACAGCGAAACTGCTACTTCAGCGACACTGGATCAGGTATTAACCAGTGTTATGAATGTGCAGACGAGAAATTATAAAAGGTTATTTTGTCTTGTAACCGCTTCAGTACAGGCGTTTGACCAGTTCCAGATTGACGCAAAACCACACGCCCC